ACAGCGACTTGAAAGCGCGAGCGGGCATTCCCCAGGCACCTCTAGAGGTAGACGTGAACTCATGTAGAAACTCAAACCTTACTGACGAAGTCCATGTCTTTTCAGGGTTGACCTTCATTCCTAGAGATTCGTACTCTCTAGCAACGGCTTCCGAATCGACAGCGCCCTCTACTAGAACAACAGCGTCGTCGCCCTGCCACAGCCCTATGTCACATGACAGACCTAAGCGATCTGTTACATACATAGTGGCAGCGCGATTTAGTATTGAATCGATTAGGGCAGTCCATCGATGTCCCGACGGTACGCCACGTTCCCACGTTCCTATAAATTCCTTAGTTCTGGGATCAACCACCCTAGCGTTACCAAAACCATAACATTCGCACTCTGAAAGCCGTTCGATCATACGAGCGTTCGAGGGACTGGCCACCCGCCTCGCATTCTCGAACAACTTCCCGAGTGTGTATGCTACGTTTGCGCCGCTTTGGCGTTGATCAAAAGAAGACTGGTCTGTACACAAAGCTGTGTACATCCCGCGCTTCATCTTTGAAAGCAATGCATGCCTTACTGAACCGCGCACAAGCGGTGTCATATTAAGAGTAGTCCAGTTTGTCGTCCCATTGAACGACTCAATAAACTGCTCGCAATACGAGCACCTGAGGTATGACCACAAGTCATAACTCTGTACAACGCGCGTTTTAACAGGCTCATCAATCTTTCTAAATGGTTTAATGACGCTGGAGCGCTTCTGAATGCAATTTGATATCAACTCCTCGTCTCCGTACGCACATGTGCTTGCAAACTTGCCGCGCACCTTAAGCGCGCGGCCGTTCACCTCTAAGGTGAGGGGCTTTCCATGTGTGCTGGCCCCTGAAGTAGCCCAAGAGTCTCTGAATTGTACGAAGTTTTTAAAGCTATATCCTGGATCTTTGAAGTGCATCAGTGCAATTGTCGCGTCGATGTAAGGCTTCAGAACTGACTGGTCTAGATCTCCTGTAAAGGAATCTCGGTAACCAGAAAGCACATCGACTCTGTTCAATATCGTACCGTAACCGCCGAGAACGTGCATATCACACAGAAAGGTGTACGGTCCGGGTCCAGAACGGACGGTCCGCTTTATGCACGCTGTTGAAAGTGCCTTAAGATTCGTAATGAAGGTGACCTCGTCAACATCAGATCTCATACGCTGCAAATACGATGCACAATACCTACGTGAATGAGCAGGTACGTGCCTCAGATAAATAGTAAATACACGCCCCCATTTCTTGCCAAAACGGCGAAAGGCGGGGGCGATGCCCCTCCCAAAACTTCGACCACGCCATATTTTCAGGTCTGCTTCTGAGAACTCGAGAGCCGCTACTGGAAGTCGCGATCTCTCTGAGTCCTCTTCCGCAAGAGCGAGATCAGAGCTGCCTTCCATTGAACTGATCTGTCGGAATGCGAGCTCTGGCGTAATTGGAAGAAATGAGAGGGGGTGCATTGGGTTGGCTAAAACGGAGAGTATTTTCCCAGGTGTTGTCCCAACCCATTTTGGGAAAATACTCTTGGGTAGGGGGGGCTCAGAAAAGAGCCAGAGCCTCGGTGTCCGGATCGGACCCCAAATCGCTGGTCTCTCCCTTCTGAGAGGTCACGCCATGGAGGCGCAACAGATGCGGATTATCAAAATTTATTTTGATCATCGAGCTGATCGTTGCGGCGAAAGCACTCGGGAACTTAGCCGGGAAGTCGCCTTTTGCGACAATTTCAAGCTTAGCCGCGGCATCGATAAAACCCGAAAACGTCACTTTGTTAGTGCCAGTCGTAGAGTTCATAAGCACATCCGTGCTCAGAGCACCTATCTTGTACAGTCTCTTGTCATGTGCAGTCACGCGAGAGGCCGTCTGCAGCAGTGCACCGTAATCGCGCGCCCGATCGACCTCCACTAAGCTGGGCTCTCTACTCGGCATACCCAACACAACAAACCGTTTAGCGTCGGCTCCATCTCTCTTCTCGTCTACAACAGACCTGAGGATGGAGTTAGTATTCTGATTAACAGCTGCTGTGAGATAAGCTGCACACTTTTGAACATAAGGCTTGGCTCTAGCAGGAGCATTACCGATGCTACCGTACGACCCACTGATGAAATTGATGTATGTATTACGAGTAAGTATCAGCCTCTCGTAAACAAGCCGTGACATCGTCTTGGTCGTGGCGACATCCGTATAATACGGCACCGTCATGAAACCTTCATTCACAGCCAAATAACCGGAAGCGTCACCTACCCGCGCCTGCCATTGAGACTTGGCATATAGTGCCACTGATTCCATTTGGATCTTGACGTCGCCCACATCGAATTCTGCTGAGCTCCCGACGGAGGTTATAGCCTCGCTGGACCAGGTGTCAATCTTAGCATCTTTAATCTGGCTAAGCACAAGTGTGGGGATGGAGTCAAAGTCGGTAGCGGTAATGCTGAACCCAAATGGGGCAGACGGCGGTGATATGATGTTTTTCAGATTGCGCAGCGGTACCAAAAAGACCGTAGGTCCGCCTGCGTCAGAGACAGGGACAAACAAACCTGACGCAAACTGCTTTAGTACCTGGAAAATATCTGATTGGTCCAGTCCTGGAACCAGTACGAGAAAGATGTCCCCGATCCCGGAAGAAAGAGGCCTGAAGTATCCGTCAATACCTGACGTGCGTTTTAATTCGTGCATCAGGGAGAAAGGTTGCGAGGCTCTAGAAACGTAAGGGTCTACGGTCTTCTGTGCAAGAAATTCGTCCGAATGTAAAGCTGACACAGCAGTGGAAGGAACTATCATTATGAACTTATCCGGACCATCGCCGGCATCGTTCGAACTGTAAGCCGTCCCCAGCTGCTGACCACGGGGCCTACCATCACGCAAAAGCGTGCTGCCGCCACGCAGCCTATCGACTAGACTTAGCTCAGTATCTGACGCTTCCTCGTCCTGCGACTGCCTCCCATTGATAGTGAAGTCCGCTAAGCGAATAAAATTACCCAGAGAACCGCCAACTGCACTTGCCAACGCCTGAGTACCCGTGTAGTCAGGTGGGGCTATCAGATTCTCTTGCTGGGATGCATCGACTATGGCGATATATTCCTTACATCTGCGGAACACCGCCTCGCTGATCTGAACCTTGTTTCTGCCCTGACTTACGCTATCGCGTGTGTACAGAGTGCAACCAGGGAACATATAACCCATAATCTCTTGCATTTCTGCGAAATTTCTCGGCTGTATGCTTTGGCCAACCCCCTGGGCATCCAACACTCTCACGAACCCAACTTCGTGAGGTACGGGATCCCAAACGAAGTGCTGCCCATCTGTGAGAGCTTTAAGGAAGTTCTCTCCGCTTTTGATCACGGCTTCAGTTTCTACACCACCCGATCGAGTAACGTCAGAAACCAGGTCGGTAGCTGTCAAGATGGTTCCGAAAGTACTCCCGCGAAAGGTGTCGTTTATCAGATTACGCAGAGCGTCCATCTTACGGATCCATCCACGCTCTCCTGAGCCAGCTAAATCCCTCTTTCCGACCTTCGCGTCGTCGCGTATAAAAGCATAGTCGAGACACCGATCGCCATCGCTATCTCTCTTGATTGCATCACCAGGAAGTCTGGCCTTACGGACGCCTCTGTGACTACTGCTGAACTGATGCATTAGAAACGCTGCTTCTACCTGTGATTGAGTCGCCTGCCTAGACACTTCTGCATACTGCAGGACTAGGACACGTACCAACTTCTCCACAGCCTCTAGTTCGCGCTTAGTCATGTTTAACTCGGCCACGCGCTGCATATCTACCATCACGCCCGTCCTCGCCACTGCTTTATTGTTCAGCTCTTCATCAATCTTCCTCAATGATGCGTCAACCTTAACAGTCAAGAACGTCCAATACTCGCGCCAAACCTTCGCCCTCCAGGCAGGATCGTCGGGGTAAGGATTTTGTGCTCCGTCAATTCCGGTGGAAACATCGGCAACTCCAGCCGGAAACAAAATTCCATGAGGCATACGTGCTAGAGGGAACTTGCCGGAAGCTATCACCCCGTGTTTCTTTGCTAAACCAACGACAAGCTCCTTCGCGCTCCTCACAGTACCTATGAAGACGTCGAGAGCTTTCTGATCCTTGTCAATTTTTGAAAATTCAAGACGAAGTTTCGGGTAGAGCCCCTCCCTTAGATCGGCCATCATTCCCATGGCTACACCGATTAGCGTACGAGCTCTATTCGGACCAAGCTTACCATCATCATTCTTCTCAATAATCGGCCCAACCTTAGTGCGACCCTTAATGACTCGCAGGTTTGCGCTGACACACACATCAGCCGAGCTCATAACCTTGGTTTTTCTCTCTTTACCCGAAATCAAGTAAATCTGTTTCCCAAGTAGAAAATAGCTCAACACGGTTAGAGTCCG